CACGGAACAAATTCGTTACGTGTTGGTACTAATGCTACGGAGGCGTTCCGTGTAGACAGCGGTGGTCAATTTTTGCGAAACACAACTAGCTCAACAGTAAATTCTTCATCTGGTGAAATTGTTGTCGTAAATGACGGAAACAGACCTGCTATAAATGTAGCGGCTGACTCCTCATCTAGCCGTACTGGTATAGTTTTTACAAATACTAATAATACTGTAGGTTCAATAGCAATGTCAGGTTCAGCTACAGCCTACAACACTTCATCAGACTACCGCCTTAAAGAAAACGTAACTTATTCTTGGGATGCAACCACTCGCCTGAAGCAACTCAAGCCAGCACGATTTAATTTTATTGCTGATGCTGACACTTCAGTTGATGGCTTCCTAGCGCACGAAGTGCAGACAGTTGTTCCACAGGCAATTACTGGCATAAAAGATGAGGTCGATGATGAGGGGAATGCAGTAATGCAAGGCATTGATCACAGTCATCTTGTGCCATTGCTAGTAAAAACAATTCAAGAGCTAGAAGCAAGAATAACAGCATTAGAAGGAGTATAACACATGGCTGTAACATACACTTGGACTATCCCCACAGTAGAACGCAATCTGTCTGACGGTGGTATTACTGTAATTCATTGGCGATGCACAGGGGTAGATGGCGATCACTCAGCGTCTAGCTATGGCACAACAGGCCACACGCCAAATGCATCAGATAGCGGTTTCATTGCTTACGACAGCGTAACTGAGGAAAATTGCATTGCTTGGGCGCAAGCTGCTTTAGACAAGGATGCGATTGAAGCAGGTATCGCTGATAATATTGGTATCCAAAAAGCACCAACAACAGGCTCTGGGACACCTTGGGCTGCATAACTTAGAAAGGAGATCAACATGACTGAAGATAAAAAGGTCATTACGATTGACGAGATAGAATACACTGAAAATCAGCTATCTGATGAAGCAAAGGGCTGTCTAAATCATATTGGATCTTTGGATCAAAAGATAGCCAGCACTCAGTTTAATTTAACGCAACTGCAAGTAGGTCGTGAGGCTTTTGTGCAAAGATTAAAAAATGAATTGATTGACTAAATGGAAAAGGTCGCTCTTATAATTGCAATTACACTTCAAGTAGGTGGGGTTGTTTGGTATGTAAGTACCCTTGGGAGCGACGTTGACGAGAATGCTCGTAATATTGCACGACATGAAATTAGTATCGATAAGTTAGAAAACACAGCCCAAGCTCAAGCTCTAATGTCTGCTCGAATTGATGAGAATATTAAAGCTATCCGTGAAACATTGGAGAAAATGGCGGCTGACTAATGGACCCAGTAAGTTGTGTTATGATGGCCACAGGGGCGTTTAAGGCGCTCAAGGGAGCAATCGGGGCGGGGAAAGACATACAAGATATGACTTCTCAGCTTTCCACTTGGGGCAAAGCTTTTTCTGATTTTACAAACCTTGAGGAAAGACAAAAGAATCCTCCGTTTTGGCAAAGAACTTTCAAAGGATCGGATGAAGAAACAGCAATAGAAATATTTGCAAACAAAAAGAAAATGGAACAGATGAGAGCAGAGATCAAAGATCACATTTCTTGGAACTATGGGCCTAGTGCTTGGGAAGAAGTTTTGCAGATTGAGGCTCGTATGCGCAAGCAACGCAAGGAGGAGTTATATAAAAAGCAAGAGCGCATAGATGCTATGATTAATTTTACTATAGGTTTCTTATTATTTCTTGGCGGTGCGGCTGCACTTGGTTTTATGTTTTGGCTTATAGGCCGACAGCAAGGCCGTTGGTGATGTGGTTTCTTGTCTGGATGCATTTTGTTTCTGCGACAGGTCAGTTTGAATATTATCAAGTTGGGGTTTACGGTTCACAAGAGCAGTGCGAAATAGAAAAAAGTAAGGCGAAAGTGATGGTTGTAAAAAATAATACGGCAGTGCATTGCTTTGAGGTTGATCGAAAGAAATAGTAAATACATCGTTCTGGACGATAATGGTAAAATCGTTATAATAACAACGTATAAAAATATAGCTAAAAGGATAGTCAATGGCTCACACAGTAATTGATGATTGGAAAATAATACCAAGGCTAATGATGCTTGCAGTCACTATACTAACATATCAAGCAGTGCATTGGTTTATGTCTTTGCCTGACCCTTCAATTTCTCAGAGTGGTTTAGTCAGTGTTTGCATGGGTGCTTTAACTGGTTGCTTTGGTATTTGGATGGGTAAAGAAAGCCAATCTTCTAAGACTACAGTATCAAAGGCTGCTGTTACTCATGAGCAAAGTTACGAGGGCAAGTAGATGATAACTCTTTTAGGTAGCTTGCTTGGTTTTGGGACTTCATTTCTGCCAGAAGTTTTAAATTATTTTAAAGCAGGGCAAGACCAGAAACATAAACTTCAACAAATGAAACTTGAATTTGAGCTTATGGAAAAGCGTAACGAAATGACTTTGCGTTTAACCGACATGCAAGCAGGTATCGAAGAAACAAAAGGATTATATCAACATGCCAGTATGGATGCAGGAGGTTTTATTAACGCACTTAGGGGGTCTGTCAGGCCTGTTATCACTTATGTTTTTTTTGGCCTTTTCATTGCCGTCAAAGTCACAGCTTTAATGTCTTTGATGAAGGAGGGGAACGATCTGGCAGGGTCTATAAATTTAATTTGGGACGATGCAACTTCTGGCCTGTTTGCGGCTATCATTAGCTTTTGGTTTGGCGGCAGAGCAGTCTCAAAATACATGAAGGGTAAACCGTAATGAAAAAAATTATTTTAATGTCAACACTTCTCTTAGCTTCTTGCTCTACTAAGAATGATGTTGCAATGAATGAACACTATCAGAGAGCTGTTATAGAGCGCGAGAGGGCTAGGTTAAATGCAATCGCGGAGATAGCCTCACAAGGAGAAACAGGCGCTGTAGCGGCTGCTATGATGATGCAGAACACTAACCAAGCAAATCATTCTGCACCCAATACTGGTTCTGGAACTGCTTTACAGTGGGCAGGAGTGCTTGTCCCATCGATAACTCAGGGCTTGAGTGTTGCTGTTAATGGTGCTGTATCAGTGTTGCAATCTGAGGACAGTAAAGAGATTTCTATGAATAGCAGTAATAATAATAAAGATGTTGCAATTTCAACAAACTCTACAATGAACTCAATTGCAGAAGCAACAATTGTAACAAACACTTCTACTAGCTCATCAAATACTTTGGTTTGTGTAACTGATGAAAATTATTCTTGCGATTAAGGTAAAGTTAAATGACATTTCAACTATCTAAAAGAAGTAATAACAGGCTAAATACTGTTGATCCTCGTATGCAGTATGTTGTTCGAGAAGCAATCAAAATAACTAAAATTGATTTTGGAGTAATTTGCGGCAAGCGAACTGAAGCAGAGCAACGTAAATTAGTTGAGTCTGGTGCAAGCCAGACAATGAAAAGTAAACATCTTGATGGAATAGCCGTTGACCTTATGGCTTACGTCGGGTCAAGAGCCAGTTGGGAACTCAATCTATATGATGATATTGCTGACGCAATGGCAGAAGCTGCACGTAAGTTTGACATCGGCGTATGTTGGGGGGCTGCATGGGCAACACCATCTGATCCATACCCAATGGACATATCTAAATGGAGTGGGTCAATGGAAGAAGCAATGAATACATACGTTGATCTGAGAAGATCACAAGGACGAAGGCCATTTATTGATGGACCACATTTTGAGCTAATCATCTAAGTATTATTTGGATCTGTACTCATCGAGTCTGTGCCACGTTGTATTATGTCTTTATTCATTGTGTGGCATACATCTAACAAGCTCATGTAAGCCTTGAGAAAGTGTTCCATTTCTTTATTGCCAATCATCCACCGGTCATGTGGTAAGCCTCTATGTGCTCTTTCAATAATTTTATTTGCAGTGTTAAAGTACTCAGGTAGATCCATGTCTTTCATTCCAATGTAATATTCTATGACAGTTGGGGCAAAGTGGAATACATTTCCCCGCTTCTTTATATGCCCTTGAGTATTGCCCTTGATTTACAAATGTGCTTACTTCTGCTTCTTTTTTTGAGTCACCTATATGGTGGAAATCAATCAAAGCAGGATGCTGTATACCACAATGTTGACAGCTGAGTGAAGCTTTAAATTCCAACCAAGCGTTGTGTCTTTTTCTTTTATTTTTTTTATTTGCTGCAATAACTTTTTCTCTATTGCGTCGATACCATTTGCGTCCGTACTCTTTTGCATATTCTTTTCTTTTTACTGGGTCTTTAATCGGCATCTGTTGGTCTTGGCATTGGCTTAACTAACTGCTTTGATATGAGCGGAGTCCGCTGGCAAGTCATCATTATTTTTTTGCCGTAGGTGTTAAGCAATTCAAAGTATACATCATCTAGTATTCCCCTGTTCATGGCAGAGTAACATTGTTCTTCGCTCGGGAAGAGGATGCTAGTTGATAATCTTTCACCTTCAACCCAGTAGTGAATAACAAGAAATGTCCAAAATAAATTAATCATTGTATTTCCCAAGGCGCTGCTGAGAGTGTAACTGATCTTTTTTTATATACTGTATCACATTTTGTTATATCATCTCCATATTTTTTCTTAAATGATACTCCGTGATAATGTGCAAAACGTCTCAGCTTGTCTTTGTCCATACCAATTTTTCTTGCTGCTTCTGCTATTGTGTGTTTTCCGCTAAACTTTAGAACTAGCTCTTTTACTTCTCGCTCATGGCGTACTTTCATTTGTGCATATGTTTCCATTATCTTTCCTTTTTTTGTTTTTCTAATCCTCTGAGTAGCATTGCCTCTGCTTCTTTTTTGTCACCTCTTCTAAGAGTTTCGTATGCCCACCAGACCCAAGAGCTTGCTTCTGGATTTAGCTGTTCTGGGTCAGGTGCTATGGGTTTCCCATATGGATGAGTGTAAACATCTGTACGTTTTTCAATCTGCATAGCACCTACCTGATGCCTGTTCAGAAAAGCTATCAATTCAGCTTTGCTAGTCGGAACGTCCGTCTCTTTCCAATCACGGGGAAAGTTTTTCTGGGCATCCCTTTGAGTTCCTACCCACTGTCCTTTGCTTTTTGATTTATATAGTTTCATAATACCTCCTGATAAAAAGACCTCCCCGATTAAAGGGAGGCCAGTTGTGTCAACTAGTAGGGAACGGAGAAGAAAAACCTACTAAGCGTGACCGCTATTAAAATGGTATATCATCATTTCCTATTGATGACTTACCTTCTGAGTATTGACCCTTATCCAACTTGTCCGATACCGAAAAAGACATATACGGTTTATCGTCCTTCATTTTCTTCCAAGCTGCAAGTCTTTTGTTGTCAAAAAGTGGTCCAGTATAATCTGGTGCTCCTTCTTTCATACCTTCATTCTGAAATAAGACACCAACTTTCTGATATATCTCAACTATCTGACTGCCATCTTTTGTCTCATCCATAACACAAGTAACTTTCATGTCAGTACCATCACTGTTGATCTTACCCTGCAAGATAAGTCTTTGTGTTGGAAATGGTGTGAAAGCTGCGCCTGTGTTTGTGTTATCATAATCTGCCATGCTTCTGGCTCCTTTTCAAAGTTAAGCGGGTGGTTCTTGGGGAAACCTGCCACCCATCAGGTCCAATTGTCGTTAAGGATGTGTCCCCAAGAATTAGAAATTAATCTCTTGAACATTCCCTCCTGTTCGCGGCTTACTTGGAGAGCCGCTCACCTTTCGGGAAGCATCGTTACCATCATCATCTTCAGTAGGAAGATTGAGAATAGATAGTATACCATAGCGTCTAGCGTAGGTAATAGCACTGCCCAAGCCCTGCATATCTTGTTTGCTCAAGACAACAGGAACTTTGGTTTGCAAAGTAAACCCGCTTTCATGGAATAGTTCAGTAGATACATACGCACCGAACTCATCCTTGCCACAAATGTGACTGAGGAAGAAGCCATTGTTTTGTAGTGGCTCAGTAACCGCCTCGATAACATCCTCAAGTGTAGCGTACTGACTCTTGAAGTGAGGATTGTTGCCTTTCTTTTTGATAGGCTGTATTTCATTGCGTACTTTGATTAGTAATTTTATGTGGTCTTTCATTGATTTCTCCTTGTTATTCTAAGTGATCCACGTTTGTCTCGTTTGACCGAGATCTGGTCGTTGTATACTTCTCGTTCGTTATCACCGACCATTTGTTTAAGGTCTTTCTTTGCGTTGTCAAAGACCCTATTCTTTTCGTAGTAGTTGACGTATGTAATTGCGGCATAACAGAACTGGTTGTCCCTGCTTGCGTCTCGTATGACCATATCATCAATCGGGATGTGGTTCGTTGAGAGTGTCGGTGTGTCAATACCAACTGGCTCTTCATTGCGTAACACATAACCCCAGAAGTCTGACACCACTGCCCACATTGAATTGAAATACTCTTCATCATATGAGACAAATGCTGACTCCCATTTATTATTCCCAAAAATTATTGATACCCAGATACCATCCGACTGAGCCAAATGAGAATACATTTGTAATTGCGGCATGTAGTATTTGATCGCATCGTCCATACTGTTGTAAGCATTAGTGTGCTTTGCTTCTACTGGATTACTTCCATTCATTGCATCGACTGTACCCTTGACAGGTACATCACCGATTTGTTTTTTGTAAGCAGACTGAAAGCCACCAAGAACACAATCATGCTGCTTTGCAAACCAATCCAAATTGAACTGCTCAGTATGCACACCAAGCTGCACCGCAATATTGTCAGACAAATCGTCAGGTTCAACGCGACTTGTCTTGACCTGCCATAGCTCCAACCAGTTGCCCTGCATAATTTTTACACAGTCAGAGCCACCGATAAAACCCTTACGTTCCATTAATTTTCTCCATCATTGTAAGGTCTTGTGTACTGCGTTTGTGCAGTAGGGTCAAGGTATTTCTTGAAGTCATCTTCAGTTATTGTTGTCATCTCAAGTAACTCTTTCTTGAGCTTACCTTCGAGCCAGTAGTGTCCCACTCCCTCCCCATTCTTAATTCTGTTAGCCATAATTCTGTGTGTATCTATTCTCCAAGAGGACTTACGATATTCCGCAGCAAGACTTGGCGAGGTGCTTGCTCGTTTAACATGTGCATCCCAAGATGATGCGTTACCTGATAGTCTTTTAAACTGAGCCACTAAACTACCTCCCAATATACAGCATGATGCTTGCCCTCATTGTTAGTAATCATAGCTTTGTCAATGACCATGCCAGTTTCTTTTAGATCTTTGATACGTGCTGCCAATCTAAAGCATCCAAACTTTTCTAATGCTTGTATTGCAGTGATGCTGTTACCTTCTTCAAGGTAAGCTTTGATCTGTTTGTTCTGTGATTCCATCTTGATTCTCCATTAGTTGTTCAAACATTTCACCAGACATAATGACTAAAGTTTGCGGAGTTCCTCTCCGTCTTTTATAGAAAGCTATGTCTCGACCTTCTAATACTTTGAATGGGCTTGGGAAGTTTGATACATCCCTATACTTTACTTCTCCCACCAATTCTTTTCCCTTGAGTTCGAGCTTGATGTCTCCCGAATACTCTCCTCCCAAGCTGCCTGAGAGTGGTTGCCTCTTCGCTTTGATACCGATTTCTGTAAGCCATTTGACGAACCACTTCTCATGGTAAGTTCCTTTATTTTTGTTTCTATTGACCACGGCTCTTCCTCATAGCAGTGCAAACAAATGAACCAACACTTTTGCATTGATGATTCATGGTTGCCTTTTAGTATTGCAACATACCAATATGTTTTGTCTCCACATAGTTTGCATACCGCAGCCTTACCTCTTAATCGCTTCGATGTCATACTCCAATGCCTCTAACCAACACATTAACATAAACCCAGAAGGCATCCGCTTGAACTGTTCCCACTTGTGAACCAAAGATTCAGTGCAACCAATCTTACGCGCTAAGCTTTCTTGGCTTAATGCCCTTTCGTGCCGAGCGTCTATCAACAACTTGACCAGAGTCTCGTAGTTGTTTGGTACGCTTGGCGGCTTCGTCTTTTCTGTGTTGCTCATCTATCGCATCTAAAACAGAACACGCAGTATTGAACCGCATTTCAGTTTGCCCATTGATCGTTCGGTAGTATGTAGATGTCGGAAGCCCTGCATATTTAAAGGCGGTAAATAAATCTACGCCCTTTAGTTTTGCTTGATCTCTGACAGTATCTAAGTATGCTTTCATACTGCATATATGGAGCAACATAAAGTAAGATGTCAAGGGCAGTAAAGGGGGATGTGCTACTGCCCATGACATTGTTGTTATTCCTCCTCTGTTATTTCAGTTAAGTTTTGCCCTGTTCCCAGACAGTCAGGACAATCGATATGATCAGTGTCGATGTAACCAACGTCACGATCAAAGCTCATAGGTACAGTGACCTCATGCTCAACATATCCCCAACCACTACAGTTGGGGCAAAAGATTTCTTCTTTCTCTTTCTGTTCGAGAGGTTCCCAGAAAACCTTTTTGAATATGTCATTTAACATGTGATCCATTGCATCAATATGGGATTTCATCTTGTAACTCCTCCAAGCTTTCTTGATAGCGTTCTTCCCAAGCAGCTATTGCTCTGCGTTCAAACTTATCCGCATCGAATCTTGGGTTCATGCGCTTAAGTTTTTGCGATAGTTCTTTGATGTTAGTAGGCCAATGCAAGAAAGGTGCTATCTCATCAGCAACAAATTCAAAGTCTTGTCTAGTCCAACGTGCCATTAATCCATCCTCGTTATAAAGTAATCATTCTCTTCTGGTCTTGGCAGTGCAATGATAGCGTACTGGAAAAAGTAAACTGTTCCCACTGGCGTATCGTATGCAGCAAGATAATCCATATCTTCATCTTCTTCGTATTCTGATATGAGTTTCTTGCCGACTAGCTTTGAGCCAAACTTATACAGCTTACCAAAACCATACTGCTCTGTCATGTACCCAACCAAATCACAGTTCTTGCCTTCTTCATCTGAGTAATGAAGGCAAAAGTCTCTTACCCAATATGGTAAGAAACCTAATGCTTGTACAATATGATCTGAAGGTGAATCAATATCTGGATTAAGCATTAACATTTTCATTCTCCTTTTCCATTGCTACTAGCTCAGCAATTTTTCCATTTGTTATTATCATTGACTTTATTAATTCAATTGCAATCGGCTTTGACATTGGGAAGAAAGCCTCAGTAATTAACTTGAGATCTCCCTTGTTTCGCAATTGCTCAACAAGCTCAGAGTATTCCCAAGCAAGTTGATTGATCTTCCATAGTTGTTTTGATGTAGCTGATTCCAACATTATCTTCTCCTTTTGTATTGGTTTCAATATGATAGTAACTGCACGTATGCAGCAAGTCAAGCCCTCTCCGCAAGAGTATAAAAAGCGAGCGAAGCGAGCGCGAAATTTTTGGGAGGCCTTTCGACCTCCCTCCAATGTCTAAGCTTTCTTCTTAGCTTTGACCTCTGGCTCGTTGGCTGCTTCAAGAGCATCTAGCTCTGCAAACATTGCCTTGATATCATCTGGCATCTCTGCATCTGGTTTGCTCTCAATGCTTGTGTAGGTTGCTCCGGTCATTTCTTTATATGCTGACTGGGCTTCTGAAAGTTCAGACTGCATTAACATGAGAGCAAAGCTCTCTGCTTTATACTTAGCAACTGACGCTTGAAGGTTGTTAGTGCTTATCTCATCACCATTGAATTGACTTCTATATCTGTTCATCCAAGTTTTAGCGGTGGTCTCTCTCTCTGACTGTCTGGAAATCCAGAACTCTAGATCTTGGATCTCTCTCTTGAGTTTACGCTCTGCATGAAACTTGAGAGTATCTATAACTTTCCATCCATCGTTTGAAGCGTGGCGATCTAGGTTATTGGTAGTGATGTATAGTTCTGTACTATGAGTGTATGTATCTACGATTGCTTGTATAATTTTTGACATGATTTTCTCCGTTTATATGTCTTTCTTATCAAATTTGCCCGACCCGAAGTGAGGGGGTGGACAGCAACGACAGGGAATTGCCATGGTTCTGATGTCAATACGCAACCACGTCCGTGTTGACATAAGGTTCTGGTTGTTCCATGACGGGGATGGCCGCACGCGATCTTCGAGTTGGTCAAATCCCTTACACCTCGTCGAGCGTCAGCGAGACTCTATCTCTCTTCTCTCTTCTCTTGCGTCAGGATGGAAGCCCGATAGGGTCGAGACTACAGGCTCGATTCACGACAGCCGTCTCGGACGCCCAAACATGTCAACCCATAGGACGCTACGTCATTTACATAGTTACCCTACGTCACATATTGACAAGCAATTGACAAAACTGGCATCAATGGGGGGAGAGAGGGAGAGGGGGGCTAGCAATGGTAGCAATGGATAATACACTCTAGATGATTGTTTTGATGCTTGCCTCGATACAGTAGATGTAACGCTTGCTTGACTTAGACTCAATGTGAAGCTTACAGAACATAGAAAAGGATGTTGAATGGGTCAATTCACTGAGAGAAAGCTGACTGATAAACAGACTGCTTTGGTAGACACCATCGTAGCAAGTGGATGTAGTATTACAGAAGCAGCCACGCAAGCTGGGTATGCAAACGGTGAGAGCGGAAGAGTCACTGCGTCCAAGGCGTTAAAGCTCCCACATGTGCAGCAGTATATGATGCAGAGGATGGGAGAGGAATTTGGACTCAGTGCTACGGTAGCCGCAGGACAGTTACGCAGACTGGTGACAGGAGCTAAGAGCGAATACGTACAGCTTGAGGCTGCGAAAGATCTGCTCGACCGTGCAGGATATAAACCGATAGATAGATCACAGGTGCAAGTTGCAGGAGATATTAAGGTTAGCATTGACTTGTCATAGTAGGGGGGTGGGTCAAAAGTTGCAAAGTTATAGTGGCAAGTAGTACCTCACTAGCATTTTTCTTCAAAAAGGTTTACAACAACCTTGCAAAATATTTTTTAGTTAGAAAGGTCCGATGTAATGCGAAAGATCCACAAGAGTCCATCGGGCGGTTTGACTGAAGCAGGTAGAAGACATTTCAAGAAAACTGAGGGTGCTAATTTAAAGAGGCCTGTTCCCAAGGGCAAGAATCCGAGGCGTGTATCTTTTGCTGCTAGGTTTGCAGGAATGAAGGGTCCGATGAAGGATGAGAAGGGTCGGCCTACTAGAAAGGCTTTGGCATTGAAGAAGTGGGGCTTTGGCAGTGTTGCTGCGGCTAGATCATTTGTTGCAAGGAACAGACAGACATGAAGAAGAAGAGTCAGAGTTTAGTTAACCGTGGTGTGCAGCTTAAGTTACGAGATAAGTACATCAAAGAGTTGGATGACATTGAGAAGAAGATAGATCCCAAGCCACAGCCTAAGGGGTTTTTTAGTAAGTTGTTCGACTTTGCTACTGGCAATACTGAGGTAAGCGGTGGGATTGAAATGACACCTGAGAGAAAGAAACTCTTGAAGCGATGGCACTTCTTAAGTAATAGGGTAGATGATATGCCTGATCCAAGTGGAGATAAATTCCCATGAGTACAGTAAACAAAGCAGGAGTTTACACTAAGCCTAAGATGCGAAAGAGTTTGTTCAACTCAATAAAGGCAAGGGCTACTCATGGTACTGCGGCAGGACAATGGTCTGCTCGAAAAGCTCAGTTGCTTGCTAAGACTTACAAGGCTAGAGGTGGAGGATACAGATCGTGAAGAGTGTAGACGAATCTTTAAGTAAAAGACAAAAGAAAACATTAGGGAAACATAGTAAGCATCATACTAAAAAGCATATGTCTCTAATGAAAAGACTTATGAAGAGTGGGACTACTTTCTCTGCTGCTCATAAGAAAGCGCAACAACAGGTTGGGTCATAATGAAAGCACCACAACGTTCATTACTAAACTGGGGTAAACAGAAATGGAGAACCAAATCTGGTAAGAAGTCTAGTGAAACTGGTGAACGTTACTTACCTTCTAAAGCTATCGCTGCTCTTAGTGATGCTGAGTATCGCGCTACAACCAGAGCCAAACGAAAGGGTAAGGCAAAGGGTAAACAGTTTGTGGCTCAACCGAAAAAGATTGCTAACAAAGTAAGGAGTTATAGAAATGCCTAATGTAAATGGAAAGAAGTTTCCCTACACTAAGAAGGGAATAGCTGCGGCTAAGAAAGCTTCAGATGAAAAGAAGAAACCTATGAAGAAAAAGAAAAGCCTAATGTCAGGAAGTTATTAATGGGTATTAGTTTATTAGAATTTATTAGGGGCGGTGGTTCTAAAACCTCATTTCCTAATGATCCAGTCGCAGAACCTTTTAAATCTTCTAAGCCTAAAAGGATTCCATACAAAAAAGCAATGACTAAAAAGCTTGGTACAAGTGATATGAGAGTTGGGCCTCCTCCTAGTGAAAGCAATGTTTCTTTTTCTAAGATGAAAAAACAAAGACAAACTCTAAAGAATTTTTATTCAAGGTAATAACATGGCTTTATATTTAACAAGCGGTGAATTGTATGAAGGCGAAACTCACGTTCTAGCAGGTAATACTTATAGTGGTAAGACAAGAACTCCTGAGTCACGCCGACTCGTGGAAGGGCCAGAACCAACGAGAGCCAGAAGCTCCAATGGCAGACTCAAAGGTGACGACCCCTCCACGATTGATATAAACGAAGCTTATGAAAAACCCAAGGGCAAAGGTAAGTCTAAGAAAAAATAATGGTTAGACCTACATACGAAACTGAAGCTGACCTAAGTAGAGAAGAAAACATTGCTAGATATGCAGCGCGTAAGTGGGATTGCGCCATGCGTAAACAAGATAAGTACAATCAGTTTGACTACCTGATAATAAAGGGAAAGGACGTAAAAGCTTTTGTAGAAATCAGAACAAGGACACATATAAAGGGTACTTATCCTACCTGTTTTGTATCGGCTAACAAAGTGCAAGCTGCCTTTTCTATGCGTCTTGCCACTGGCTTACCGTGTATATTCTTAGTCGGATGGAAAGATTGTATCGGGTGGGCATCTTTGACTGAGATGTATAAAATAACAATAGGCGGCAGAACGGATAGGGGAGATCCTGCCGACATTGAAGCTGTAGCTGAAATACCAATAGAGAAGTTTAATATATTCAAATGAGTTTTATAACTACTATATCCCAACAAGATTTAGATTTACTTAGAGGCATAGTTCGCAAAGTACATCTAGCACATGTTGATGCAAAAGGATTAGCAACGAATGACCAGTGCGATAAGTTAATAGAAAGCATTGGTCCAGAGATTGTAGAGAAGATGATTAAGTTTGGCGTAGATAAGGGATTGCGTTGATAAACTTTAAATACAAACCTGATGGTGAAGTCTTAAAGAAGTTTATGAAAGACAACACTTTCTTTCGCGGCATAAGAGGACCAGTAGGATCTGGCAAGTCTGTTGGCTGCTGCATTGAAGTATTCAGAAGATCGCTTGCTCAAGAGAAAAGTCCTGACGGTGTTAGGAAAAGTCGGTGGGCAATCATAAGAAATACAAACCCACAACTTAGAACAACTACTATTAAGACTTGGCTTGATTGGTTTCCTGAGAATGAATGGGGTAAGTTTACTTGGTCTGTGCCTTATACACATCACATAAAGAAAGGTGACATAGACCTTGAGGTAATCTTCCTTGCTCTTGATCGTCCAGAAGATGTTAAAAAACTACTGTCCCTCGAACTAACAGGCATCTGGATTAACGAGGCAAGGGAGATACCTAAGAGCATTATTGACGCTTGTACTATGAGGGTTGGTCGTTTTCCTTCGATGAGAGACGGTGGACCAAGTTGGACAGGAGTTATTGCAGATACAAACGCACCAGAAGAAGATCATTGGTGGCCTATCATGTCTGGTGAAGTGCCAGTGCCAGATCATATTCCTAGAGAACAAGCTAAGATGTTAGTCAAGCCTGACAACTGGCAGTTTTTTACACAGCCATCTGGTATGAAAGAAATATATAATGAAGATGGTGAGGTAGAAAATTACAAAGCAAGTGATTACGCAGAAAATAAAAAGAACATGCTTGGTAATTATTATGAAAACTTAGTACAAGGTAAAACAAAGTCTTGGATTGACGTCTATGTTATGAATAAACTAGGTACGATACAAGACGGAAAGCCAGTATATCCAATGTTTGCTAGTGAAACACATATTGCTAAAGAAGAAATACCAGTAGCTTCGGGGCTTCCCTTGTATATAGGGATAGACTTTGGGCTTACTCCTGCCGCTGTTATTGGTCAAAAGGTTAGAAACAGATGGTTGATACAGTCAGAGGTTGTTGCTTTTGATATGGGCATTGTTAGATTTGCAGAGGTTCTAAGAAATGAAATTGCTACTAGGTTTTCTCAAGCTTCCGATGTCTATATATATGGTGATCCAGCAGGTGATTTTAGGGCGCAGACGGACGAATCTACCCCTTTCCACATACTTAGAGGTGCAGGTCTACGTGCTTTTCCCGCTCCGAGCAATTCGGTGGATCTCCGCTTGGAGTCAGTGGCGCAGCAACTTAACAAGATGGTTGAGGGTAAACCTGCGTTTTTAATGGACAGAAGATGCCAACAGCTTATTAAGGGTTTTGAAGGTGGCTATGCTTACAAACGTATGGAAGTAAGTGGTGAGAGATACGCAGATAAACCTGATAAGAATATGTACTCTCACATACACGATGCGTTACAATATTTGTTATTGGGTGCAGGAGAAGGGCGAGCTTTGATGTCAAATCAGAAACCTTCTCAGGTAGTCCAAGCTAGAAAAGACTATGATATATTTAATAGGAAACCTAAAAGTGTGGCAAACAAGCCTAGCGTTTGGTCACTTGTGCGTTGAAATTTGTTTTGAATTGTGTTTACCAATAGGTAACGAGGAGTTTTGTTATGTGCACACCAAAGTCTACAGCTAAGAAAAAAAGCAACAAACAAGATATAGCAACTGGGAAATACTCTAGTTCGCAAGCACCAAAGAACTCTGCCGCAGATGATCTTAAAATGGATCTAGGTTTGAAAACTAAAAACCAAGCATACTATCGTGACTTAGAAAGTCGTAGTGCTGCATCTAAAAAAGCTTTAGCCGATCAGCAAGCTCGTAGTAAGAAACGTAAGAAAAAAAGAAGAACTGACACTACAACCGACACTACAACCGATACTACAACCGATACTACAACCAATACTACTACAGACACTACAACTGATACCACAACTGATACTACAACTGATACAGATACTACAGTTATAGGTGATAATGTTGGAGATACATCTGTAACGGCAGAAAGTATTTACACCAAAGACCCCGACGAAGCTATGAAGGCTCAAGAGCTTTTAGCTCAAGATGAGTTAAGGCGGCAAAGAATAAAAAGAGCTAGGGCAAAACAGTCTTTGCTAAGAAGGAGAGTAGAAAGAGATAGAGAAGTTGGATCTGGAAGAAGAGTCTTGTCTGGATCTGAAAGAGAACTTAATATTCAAAGCAGACAAGCAGGTACAGGTCGTAGAGGCGGTGCAGGTAGAAGGTCTTTAATTACTGGTTCTACTGGTGGAATCGGATACTACAGTAGGTTTTTATAATGCAAGATCCAAAACAGAAGTTAGAACGATATGAAAAAGCTAAAGCACATAGGCAAAACTTTGTTGACCTCTTTGAGGAATGTTATGAGTATGCTCTACCGCAGCGTGAGTCTTTTTATTATGAAACTGCAGGTCAGCGTAGAGATGATAAGATCTTTGACGAAACAGCGGTGGTTGGCGTTCAAGAGTTTGCTTCGAGGCTACAATCGGGATTAGTTCCAAACTTTGCACGTTGGGCAGATTTAATCGCAGGATCTGAAATACCAAAAGAAGAACGTGACTTTGTAGATAATGATCTCGATGAGATTACTGAGTATGTATTTGAAATACTACAGAACTCAAACTTCTCTCAGGAAGTACATGAAGCGTTCATGGATCTAGCAGTAGGTACTGGTGTACTGTGTGTAGATGAGGGTGATGCAATAAATCCTGTTACATTTTCAGCGATACCATTACCTCATGTTGTTTTAGATACTGGGCCTGATGATAAGATAGATCATGTATTTAGAGAAAGAAAAGGTATCAGGAACTCTGAGATAGTAATCTTGTATCCTGATGCAAAGCTTGATCCTAAAGTTCAGCAAAGAGTGCAAAGAGATCCAGAGGGTAAGTGTACTTTGCTAGAAGTTCTTTGCAAAGATTATAGCAAACGAAATGAAGAAGCTTATCTCCTTTATGTAATAGATATGTCTACTAAAACTTATATTAAAGAGCAGAAGTTTAAAGGCGTAGGTTCTAATCCTTATGTTTGTTTCAGATGGTCTAAGTGTGCAGGAGAAGTGTACGGCAGAGGTCCATTGATTAATGCTCTATCTGCTATCAAGACTACTAATCTTACTATTCAGTTAATATTAGAAAATGCACAGATGGCTATCTCTGGCATTTACCAAATGGATGATGATGGCATTATTAACCCAGATACTATCAATTTAGTCCCTGGCACGATAATACCAAAGTCACCTCAATCTGGTGGATTGCAGCCAATCCAATCGGCAGGAAGATTTGATGTTGCTGATATAGTTCTAAGCGATATGCGCTTGAATATAAAACGCGCATTATACAATGATATGCTAGGAAATCCAGACAGAACTCCTGCATCTGCTACAGAAGTTGCTGAACGTATGGCAGATTTGTCACGCAGGATAGGATCAGCATTTGGTAGACTGCAAGCTGAGTTAGTGCAGCCTGTTTTGCAAAGAGTAATTTATATTCTTAAGAAACAGGGCCGTATAGAAATGCCTACTGTTAATGGTCGAGAAGTAAAAATAAGATCGTCTTCACCTTTAGCGCAAGCTCAATCTAATCAAGACATTACTTCCGTTTCTAGATTTCTAGAGCTTGTTAATGCTTACTTTGGCCCTGATACAACTAACGTATTAATTAACTCAGAAGAGACTGCTATTCACCTAGCTAAAAAGTTTGGTGTACCTGATGGGTTGATTCGTGACGCAGATGAGCGTAGAGAGATAGTTGCAATGATGCAGCAAATGCAACAGATGCAGCAACAGCAACAATTAGCAGGACCACCTATTGCCGCAGAATAGTCACATTGGTTTAGACGGAATAGCAAGAAAGAAAGCAGAAGAAGATAGAATAAGCCTTAACTTTGGCTCTTTGTTTTCCGAACCTACTGGTCAAGAAATTCTTAAATACTTGCGTAGTGTAACTATAGAAATGGTTAGTGGTCCTAATATTTCTACTGATGAGTTGCGTCACTTAGAGGGTCAGCGTTATTTAGTTGGCTTAATAGAACGTCATGTCCAAAGATCACATAAGGTAAAGAATAATGAATGAAGAAGTTCAAGAAACAGAACCAACAACACCACCTCAAGAGCAAAGAGATTTTGTAGTAGCAGAAGATGTGGAAGCTAAAACAGATGATAGACCAGAATGGTTGCCAGAAAAATATAAGTCTGGTGAGGACTTAGCAAAGGCTTACAAGGAGCTTGAGTCCAAGTTAGGCACTAAAGACGAGGATATTCGCTCTGAGGTCTTAAAAGAAATAGAAGCAGAAAGCTTTAAGGATAGACCAGATAGCGCAGGAGATTATTTACTTCCTGATTATATAGATGAAGAAAGTGCTATTGACAGCGAAGTTCTTAAGTGGTGGGCAGATCACGCATTTACTTATGGCTTTAGTCAGTCTGAGTTTGAACAAGGCATTGAGAAAGTAATGCAAGCAACTCAGGGGGAAATGGTAGATACTGAAGCTGAAATAGAAAAGCTTGGTGATAACGCCAATGCTAGGATAGAAGCTGCTGCTTTATTTTCTAAACAGTTTTTTCCAGAAGAACATATGGATTCTATTGAGAGGCTAACCGAAACTGCTGAAGGACTTATGGCTCTTGAGTTTGTTATGGAAAAACTTCAGTCTCCATCTATGGGCAGTGACAGTACTCCATCTGGAAAGATCACAGAACAGGGTTTAAGGGAAATGATGCAAGATGAAAGGTACTGGCATCCTGCTCGAAGAAACAATGATTTCATACAAGAAGTAAATGATGGTTTCCAAAAACTCTATAGATAGTGAAAAGCAAATAATTAAAAGGGGTAGGGCTTACCTTACCCCAATGCTAGATTATCATGTAGAAGAGTTTGAACATATTATGCACTCTTCTAACAAACTAGAGATCAAAGATTTTGGTTATCATTCTGTAAATCAAGCTCTTTCTGAAATATTTAATGATACAGAATCTTACGTTTGTAGGAATAAATATGGTAATATAGTTTTTGTAGGAGGACTTTCTTTCTTAGAAGAGTCTCCGCAAATGTTTACTATATTTGCAAATAGCTTAGAGCATAATGTTATTTTAACCGCTAAGATGTCTAAAGCTTTGTTAAATATGTTTGATAAACTACACCCAATTATTACTATGACTATCCTTTCTAAGAACGAACATATGCTAAACTGGGCATGTTGGCTTGGATTTGAGCCTATTGAAATGAGCAATGATAATAGATTTGTTGAATTTGTGCGTTGCAATTCTGAGCAAGATGATGTTTATAATAAATTATTACGACCCGTAGTGCACTGATCGGCCCTTATGGATACCCGAATTGATGTGTAAACGTGGATACTCGTAGCAATCGGAAACTCAATTAAGGACTGTAAAATGGCTAATACAATAGACCAAGCCTTTATAAAGCAGTTTGAAACTGAAGTTCACATGGCGTATCAGCGTATGGGTTCTAAGCTACGGAATACTGTTCGCTCTACAAATGTATCAGGTTCAACTGCACGATTCCAGAAAATAGGCACTGGATCAGCATCAACAAAATCTCGCAATGGTAATGTAACTCCAATGGAACTTGCACATACCAATGTCGAAGTATCAATGAGCGACTTCTACGCTGCTGAATACATTGACAAGCTTGATGAGTTGAAAACAAATATCAACGAGCGACAAGCTGTAACTCAATCTGCTGCTGCTGCTCTTGGTAGAAAAACAGATGAACTTATCATTGCTGCATTAGATGCAGGTGCTAATTCAACTCAGATTGCAGACACAGGCGGTGCGCTTGTAAAAGCAGACTTGCTTACATTGTTTGAAACAATGGGTACTGCAAGTGTTCCAGAAGATGGGCAGCGTTATCTTGCGATGTCTCCTGCTGGTTATGCTGATTTGTTTTCAATCAATGAATTTGCATCTTCAGATTTTGTTGGGCCTCAAAACTTGCCGTTCGCAGGTGGCATGACAATGAAGGAGTTTTTGGGCTTCAAGATCTTCTCAACGTCTGCTGTAGCAGGAGGCAAGAACTTTGCTTACCATACGACTGCTATAGGTCTTGGTGTGAACTCTGATGTTCAAACTGAAGTAAACTATGTTGCTGAGAAAGTATCTCACTTAGCAACATCAATGATGTCAATGGGATCAGTAGCTATCGACGATAACGGTATCTACGAAGTCCTAGACAATAATTAAGAGGAGGATCTAAAATGGCTTATAGTGCAAGTGGTCTTGCTCGTATCGGTGGCGACTCAAATGGTAGCTTGTGGATGTATACATCTGCAGATGCTATCGCTACTGTAAACACATCGGGTTATTTTAACAGTGCAGCTAATATGCTTTCTGTTCGTGACTTGGTTATTGTTTGCGATACAAACGTTCCAACAACTAACTTCTGTACTGTTCTTTCTAATACTGGAACAGTTGTAGATGTATCTGATGGTACTGCTGTTGCTGAAACCGATGGTGACTAAATAGTTGGGGGCTTCGGCCCCCACTTTACTTAGGATATATTATGGCAATTAGTTCACCGGCAAATAGTGCAATTGACATATGCAGTCGTGCTCTCATCTTAGTTGGTGCAGAGCCTATTACTTCTTTTGATGATGACACTACTGAAGCATTAATTGCAGGTAATATGTATGAAGATATTGCAAGAACAAATCTTACATCTACTAGATGGAGATTTTCAGCTAACCAAGCTGTATTAAATAGATTAACTGACGCTCCTACTGGAAGGTTTGAAGCGGCATATCAACTTCCTGACTATCTATTTGTTCACGCTGTAACTGTAAGAGATTTACAAATAGAGTATAATATTTATGGAAATAAGATATTCTGTGATGCTGCTCCAACAGATGAGTTAGTAGTAGACTTTACTTATAGAGCTAATGAGGTTGATTGGCCTTCTTATTTTTCTGTATGTGTAGAATACGCAATGGCTGTTGTCTTTGCTACTGCTTTAATAAGAGATCCATCTTTAGCAGGTCTGATGGAAAATCAGTATACAAGACTTTTAGCAAAGGCCAGATCTACAGATTCACAACAACAAACAACGAGAAAAGTTACAACATCGAGGTTTATTACGAATAGGCGCAGCTAATGCAAAAAGCACGAATACCGATTACAAACTTTCAGTATGGAGAGATTAGTCCGTCTTTGGTTTCAAGGACGGATTCTGCTATTTATAACTCGTCTGCTCAGAGTGTTAAGAACTTCTTTATAAGAACTGAGGGTGGTGTAGCTAAACGTGGCGGCTTTCAAGCCCTGCATGATTTTACTGCAATAACAGAAAATACTGCAATACGTCAGCAAGTAAGGCTTATACCTTTTATATTCTCAGATGATGAGCAATATGTAATAGCGTTCTCCCATCAGAAGTGTGAGATATTTTTTATTAACCCGACCACTGGTGCATTGAGTTTAGCAACGACACTTACTCAAGATATTAATAGTGCAGCATTACAATGGGATCAGGAATACTTACATGAAATGACATATGCCCAAGGTGGTGATGTATTATTTGTTTGTCATAATACTTTTATGTGTCAGCAAATAGTGAGAACTGGACTTAATAGTTTCCAAGTAGAGCAGTTTACTTTTCAACTTCAAGCAGGTGATGCTAAGACTTATCAACCATATTATCCCTTTCATGCAACTGGTGTTACGCTAGATCCTTCCGCTACTACTGGAAATGGTATTACTGTTACAGCAAGCGCAGCATACTTTGATACAACAGGAAGTCAGTCTGGTGGTAATTACGCTAGTTCTAAGCATGTTGGCCTTACTTTGCTTTACCATGATGCTGAGATACTAATTACTTCTGTTCAATCTGCTACTCAGGCAACAGGAAATGTAGTTGATGAATTATTTGTAGAGTTAATTCCAAATGCTTTAAGAACTATTGATGGTTCTACTACAGTAGAAATTACGCATGTAAATCATGGCATGAGTGCAAGCGATAGTATTACTATAAGAAATGCTTCTGCTGTTGGTGGTGTAACTGCTACACAGATAAATGGTTCAAGATCAATACAAAAAGTAATTGATGAAAACAGATATACGATTACCGCAGGAGGATCAGCAAATACTACTGAAGATGGTGGTGGTAATATACAAGTAGTAACTCATGCACCCACACAACAATGGATGGAGCAATCATATTCTTCATTGCGTGGTTATCCTGCTGCTGTTGGCTTCCATGAGAATAGGTTGTGGTTTGGTGGTACGCTTGCACAACCTGATACTGTATGGGCTAGTAAGTCTGGGTTGTATTATAACTTTGACATTGGTGAAGCTGCTGATGATGATTCTCTAGAACTTGTAATGAGTATTGGCGAGGTGGCTACGATACGTCACTTTGTTTCTAATAGAGATATACATATCTTTACGGCAGGCTCTGAGTTTTTTATTCCTACATTTGAGAATCAACCTATTACGCCTACAAATGCTAGGGTAAAAAGACAGACTGCTTTTGGTTCTACGTTTGTAAGACCGCAACCTTTCTATGGTGCTACTATCTTCAGTCAGATTGGCGGCAAGATGATACGTCAGTTTGTATTCGATGATAGTGAGCAAGCTTATAAAGCTGATCCTATTTCATTGCTTTCTTCTCATTTAATAAGCGATCCTGTTCAAATGTGCGTAATAAGTGGCGCAGTAAACACAGCTGAGTCATTTGTGTTTGCTCAGAATTTTACTGGTGAGATTGCTGTCTACAATCTTAACCGCATTGAAGGAGTTGCAGGATGGACAAGGTTTGAAACTAATGGGTCATTTCATTCTGTTACTGCTATTGGTAATCGTGTCTTTGCTGTTATTAAAACAAATCTAGGGTCAGGAACAAAAAGTTTTGTGTTTACTGAGTTGAATCAGAATGTAAGTTTAGATCTTGGGAACACATATACTGGTACGGCAGGAGTCTTCACTGTATCAAACTTTTTTGAGAATGGCGCAGAGGTCGATGTAATAAGCTCAACAGACTACTTAGGTAAGTTTACTGTGTCTGGTGGTCAGATTAACGTTTCGGCTGTAGACGCTTCTCTCACAAGCTGTCAGGTAGGTTTCGGTTTTGATGTAGAGTTGAAGACCAATCCTATAGATGTTAATACTGCAATCGGCCCAGAAACAGGGCAGCCTAGAAGTTTAAGTAGGGTTATACTTGATATGTCTGAAACATTATCCGTATCAGTAAACAACAAAAAATTAATTATAAGAAAAGTAAACAATGACTTTAGCCAACCAAGGCAAGCGGTCACAGGCAAAAGGGAGTTCTATTTATTGGGATATAATAAAGATCCTCAGATTACAGTAACTCAAACTGCACCTATGTTTATACAAGTTAATGGTTTAGTCGCGGAGGTATCTTTCTAATGGCTATTAATCCTCTTACTGTATTTTCAACATTTTTAGGTGTTAAGAGTACTTTTGATCAAAGATCGGCAGAAAAAAAAGCTGCGGAAGAAAGAAAAAAAATTGGTCAGCTTGAAGCTCGTCAGTATGTTTCTGAGTTATTCTTAGCAAAAGCTCAGGCTATAGACGCAAGTAATAGAAGAATAAATGAAGCCTTAGAAGCTGAAAAACAAAACACTGCTTTCTTTAGCGCAAAGATTGCTTCTTCTCAAAGATCTGTAGATGCTTACCTTAAGAAAAACAGAGAGATAATGGGGGAAGACATTAGTAATATAGAAAGACAATCTGGACTTCTTGAAGCAAAGTATGCAGCCCAAGCTGCAACATCTTATACATATGGTCAAAATGCAGCAGCAGGAATGAGGGCTACATCTAATGCTAACTTCTTAACTAATATAGCTGATCTAGCTACTAATCTTTCTCCTTCTGTTAGTAATATATTTAAAAGCAATAAGGACGTAACCTAATGCCAGTAATAAGAGAAAGATTGGGAAGCACTTCAGTTGGACCTGTTGGTGTTAGGGCTGTAAATACTGGCGGTGTAGAAAAGTATAGTGGTATTGGTCGAGCAGCCAACCAAATTGTTCAAGCATCTATTAAAGAAATGGGTGCTCAAGCCACTAAAGAAGGTACAGAACTAGCGTTTCAAGCTGACTCAAAGTCTATTGTTAATATTAATCCTTTAACTGGAAAACCAGAAGCACTAAACGAATTAAATGGGGAAGGTTTTCTAGGAAGAACAGCAGGACAAGCTTACCAAAGAGTAATACTAGACAGGTATCAGAACGAAGTATCAATTGATATACAAAGAAAAACAAATGAACTTGTTCTAAAATATCAAGATGACCCTGATAACGTTGGTAAGGTCACTGGTGCTTTAAACGAATACCTTAAGAACATGGCGTTTAGTACTGAGCAAAACGGCAAGCCAACTATTTACACAAATTATATAGAGCAACAGGGAGCATTAGAGCTTGCCAAAACAGAACTATCTTTAGGCAAGTTAAATGCTAGTAGACAAAGAACAAAACTTGGTGAGCATATTCTTTTATCAAATAAAGATGATAAAGAAACAGCTTATGAGTTTGGTAAAACAAATCAAGATTCTAAAAAACTAAAAGCCTTTATAGAAGCAAGGGTTGCCAAAAATGAAGATGGTGAAGCAGCGTATTTATTAAAAGAAGGTACTGGCAAAAGACATGGTGTTGAGCTGCAAGTTGCCTATGTGTTTGGAAAGATAGAAGGACTTTACCCTAAGTTTATGATGAATGACTATCAGAGAAGTCAATTTGAGTTAGCCATTAGAACTGGTGGTGAAGTAACAACAAATCTTAATGATGAATACCTTGATGATTTAGAAGATCTTCTGCAATTCACAAAAGACTTGCCTTCCGAAGATTTAGATAATGTCATGGCATATGCAGAAAGACTTTCTAGTGATTATCGCAGCGCAGAAAATGCTGAACTTGTTGAACGTCAACGAGTACTCGATGATGAAAAAGATGACATTCAAGACTTAAAAGATAAAGCTAATATTGCGTACGATCAATTTGAATTAAAAGTTGAAACAAATATTGGCGGTTTTAGTGCAGGAAGATATAATAAACTAGATTTAATTTATAACCAATATAATGATTCAGAAAATCCAAATGCTAATCCATTAGGAGATTTAAACGCATTAATAAAGCACTCAGAAAAAAAAATGAAAAGTCTCACTGATGATTTTTTTAATTTTGCTAGCAAAGAAGTAAATGTAAATGAGAGTTTACTTTCAGATATTAAAGCAGAAGAATTAAGAAACTACTTAGCTATTGCAGCAAGAGATAGAAATATTGATTCTTTACGATTAGCAATAATATCGCCTGATGGTGACGGTTTTGAGAACCTTACATCTTTTCAAAAAGAAATAGTAAGGAGAATAAAATCTTCTTCATTGTATGACTCAAAACAAACAAATACTGTCACAAACTTTTTAAGTGAAGTTAAAAATACAGCGCAAGAAAATATTAATAACTACGCTGCAAAAAAGGTTTTGCAAGATCAGGGTAATACTATTGCTCAAGGTGGCAGATCTAACACATTGACACAAGATGATTTGACATCTTTTGTGCGTACAGTTGTTAGTACACCTAGCAAAATTTTAAGTGATTCTGAAAAAGATAATATTATAAATGGAATTAAATTAGCAGGTGCAGAAGGATTAATAAATAGAACTCAAAATGCAAGCTCTCAAGATCTTAACGCAATAAGTTTATTTATTCAAAGCGATGGTAAAAATGATGATCCTGCAATAGCAAATTTAAGTAAAAACAATAAAGAGATAGCAGAAGAGCTTACAAATCTTATTCGTAACTTTCCAGAAGGTAAAAAAGAAATAATAAGAACACTCGAAAAAAGAGAAACAGATATAAGAACTGCTGAAACAGATCGTGCAAAAGAAAAGAAAAAATTAGACGATGCTCTTAAGCTAAGAAGAGAAACTATTAAAGCAGGTAATACAAATAAAACTAAAGAGCATAGAGAAGACATGGATACGATAATGCTTGAAAACTTAGGCATTTCTTCTGCGGCTGATCCTAACTCTGCAACTCCTGCTTTCTATGAGCTTTCAAGAGTTACATTACCACAAAGCCTTGTTTCTGGTCTCAAAAACTTTTTAAATGGTACTGGTCCAGAAGTAGATGCTGATACGTTACTTAAACATGCTAATGTTTTAATGAATGATAAAAGTGCATCTGGTACTGTTAATAGATTCGGTGAAATACTTGGTAAAGATCAAGCTCTTTTACGAGAAGTTGCCCGAAAAAAAGCATATTTTGGAGATGAAAAAACAGCCAACGAAATATTGTTAGAAATAAAAGAGCAAAGAAATTCTCCTGCTGCTAAAATAAATAAAGACAGGGTGTTTAGCAAATTATCTCCTGTTCAATTTGTTGAGCAGGAAGTTTCTAATGACGCTTTAGTTGTGTCAGATCTTGCACCTATTGCAGAAATGTATGCTGAAATGGGCAAAACACCTCAAGAAATATCTGATGAACTTAATGCTTATTTTGAAGAAAACTATAAAACTTCTGAGCATGTCATAGATCCAAACAGCCCATTTGTTCGCGGAGAAAGCTATTCTAAAATGTCATTAGACATAGTATTCCCAGACGCAGAAGAAAAAGCTGAGTTTATTAAACTTGTTAATCAAGAGCTTCCTAGAGAATTTAGATTGGGGGAGTCGCAAGATATTTCCTATATTCAAAAAACTGAAGCCGCAACAAGAAGTGGTCAAAAAAGAATAATAAAATCTACTGTAGTAACAGGCCAAACAAAAGAAGTATTTCTTGTACCGTTTGATGGTGGGGATGTTCCTCAATTCTACGCTTATTTTAAGGATGAAAACAATGAAATACGACCTTTAATATATGACAAACAAATTGATGATTTTGGTTCTTCTGAACTAACATGGCCTATGTTTGACACTAGCATGACAGAAGAGTTTGCTAGAAATAAACACAACCAATTACTTAAATCAATTCAAGCTAATGCTAGAGAAGTAGAGAAAAAAGCAAGAGAAGATGGTGCGAAACCATTTATATCTGAAGATAGTTTTTTAAGACGACTTCCTATAGTTAAGTTTTATGGTTGGGAGTTGCCATAATGAAAAACGGATTAACAACTTTCCCTATTGTTGATTATCTTCCTGACAGACCAATAGAAGAACAAGAAAGTCCTGAGTTTATGGAGGTTGTAGGATCTATGCTTGCTATGAGATATGATCCTGTGATTGATAAAATAAGAGAAGTAAATAAATTTGGTTGGCGTCCTGAGATAGAAGAAGGCTTTAGCGCAGTTGATAATATCTCTGATGATTTAAAAATGTATTCTGTTGAGCTTGCTAAAGCAAGTAACATGGAACATTTAAGGCAACTAGAAAAAGATCTAAGAGATAATATTGCTAGAAGAGATGTTTACGGAAACGCTTCTTTGGGTATGCAAATGGGCGCAGAGTTTTTTGATGCTATAAACTATTTACCACTCCATTTTATAAAAGGTGGTAGTGTAGCATATAAAGCATTTAAAACTGGTACTGCTACTGGTGGCGTTGTTGCTGCACAAGAATCAATACGATATCCATTTGATCCTTTGGCTACAAAACAAGAGGCTGCTATAAACGTTAGTAGTGCTTTTGTTTTTGGTGCTGCTCTTCAAGGCTTGATTTCTATACCTGTAACTAGAAGAGCAAGAGCAACTAGAGAAGCAGAAATAGAAATAAATAATCTTAGACAGTCTATTGATCCTACATACAAACCTACAATCGTAGATAAAGGCTTTGACAAGAATCAAAAGTTATCTGACTTCGATACTGTTGGAGATCCTTCTACAGCAACTACAGATTTAAATATTGCTGATAGCATTTTTACGAACTCATGGCTCTACAAGTCTGTAACAACTCCAATGAAAAGAATACTTCAAGATAAAAATATTCCTGACAGCGTAAAGCTTACAACATTAGAAATAGCAAATGATTCTGGGATACTGCTTGCCGCAAATAAAGCAGGTAAAGCCTTAAGGCCTTCTGTGCATCAGAACGCTAAATTATTAGATGGTGAAATGGTTAAGGTTTATGATGATCTTGTTAATATATGGGGAGAATCAACAGGCAAAGGTACAATAAAACCTTTAGACTATTTGCACAAAAGGTCAGATTTTGAATCTTGGATAGAAAGAGTAGACTCTAAAATAATCAAAGGAGAAAAGGCTTCTGATGCGTTTGAGTCAAGGGCAATGTCTGCTCTTAATAAATTTTATGATGATTGGGAGATTCGATTACGAGAAGAGGGTATGATTGGTAGTAACTCTTTTTACAAAACTGACATCAAGAAACGTCAAAATAAAATTGATTTACTTGAAAAGAAACTTGCTAAAGCAAAAAATAAAGATGCGAAAGCTTCAATAAAAAGATCTATTGCAAGACAAAAACAAACAATGGAAATGCACCAATCTATTCTTGATGAAGCAGGACCAGAACCAAAAGTAAATCCAAGAAACGAATCTGTATTTAGACCTAGATATTGGGATAGAGACTATATTAAAAAGAACAGAGATAAGTTTGAAACTGTTTTGGCTAGATGGTTTAAAGACAACCCTTCTGAAATAGAAAGAATGACAAAAGATGGTGTTGAAACTTTTGCATTGTCTACAAGAACAAGCGATGTAAATGCTAGAGTTAAAAACATTACTGATAGGATTATAAACAACGGTGATCCTTTAGATTTTGACCAAGCGTTTTTTGGCATGGGCAAATCAAAACATTTTAAACATCGAATGATTGATATACCAAACTCAGAAGTATTAGAGTTTATACACACTAATCCCATTCAAGTAATGAGAGCTTACACTACAAGAACTGGATCTAGGTATGAGTTTTCTAAGCAGTTTGGTGGTCGATCTATTGATGAATTGTTAGACGATCAAGAGCTAGATCTAATAGATGCAGGAGTAAAAGAGAAAAAAAGAAATGCTGTGCTAAGAGATCAAAGGCATCTTTATGAAAGAATAGCAGGAACTGTTATACATAGAGATCCAAGTTCATGGGATTATCAAGTTGCTGAAGTATTAAGAACAGCTGCACAACTTGGTTATTTAGGTTCGGCAGGAATAGCTACACTTACTGAACCTGCAAAAATAATTATGGAGCATGGTCTTGGTAAAAGCATGAGGGGTTTGTTTGGCGTTATGCAAGATAGTCAAATTAAACTTGGTGGCAAAGAAGCAAGAATAGCAGGAGAAGCTTTAGAAATACTTTTTGGTAGTGTGCATTTAAGACTAGTAGATGATTTAGGAAATAACCCTCTTCGATCAAACATCTTTGATAAATCTAAAAACGCATTTTATTTACTTAATGGTTTAGCTCCTCTTACAAGAATATTTAAAGACTTTGACGCTATGATGCGCAGTCATACTTTGATTGATTACTCTGTTCGGCTTTCTGAAGGCAAAGCAACAAAGATGGAGCAAGAGTATCTAGCAAGATATTTAATTGATGCTCCTATTGCAAATAGAATTGCTAAACAAAATGGTCAGTGGGAAAAAGGTCAGTCTGGTTTGTATTTAGCAAACTCAGATAAGTGGACAGATGAGCTTGCTCAAAACAGATTTAGAAATGCTTTAGGATCTGGCGTTGCTAACACTATTCTAATGGGTACTCCTGCTGACAAACCAATTATTACAGATGGTATTGCTTATATTCCTATGCACGTTGCTAGAAAATTTGGTATGAAAGAAGACTCTAAGTATAGAGGGTACGCTAGAATTGAAAGCGGATTGCTTGGCTTACCATTTCAGTTTTATAGTTATAGTCTTGCTGCTGTTAATAAGACAATGGGTGCTTTTGCTCACGGTCAAATAAAAAGTCAGTTTATTGGTAGTGCTGCTGCTCTTGGATTAGGCTATATGGTATTGCAAATAAGAACACCTGATTATGTAGACTTAAGTTTTCAAGATCAGTTTGCTAGAGCATTTGATTACTCTGGATTAGCTCCTCTTTACAGTGATTTGTTTTATACTTCTATGGCTACTTCTCTTGCTCTTGGCGGTCCTAACGTAACTAGTGGTCTTCTTGCTGCTAAATACCCACAAGAACCAAACATAGCTGATGCTGTTACTGGCTTAACAGGTGCAGGAACGTCTGTTGGATTGGATTATTACAGAGGTTTTCAAAATCTTTTAACTGGTAACATTGGTGAAGGAACAAAAGACTTAGGTAGAGTTCTCCCTTTTGCTCAATTATTTTGGTTAAAAGGTTTTACTAATAATTTAACTAGAGCTGTAGACGACAACGTAGGATCTATAGGAATAGGTAGATTTTAATTGTGCGGATAGAATTGCTTTTTGTGCGTTGCAGCTTTTCCAATTGATTTATATTCTGCACACAAATGAGGATTTACTATGACAATTAACATTGCAGACAATTCGCCACGTATTTCTTATGCAGTAGCACAGGGGGCAACACAAACAAGTTTTGCAGTACCATTCGAATTCTTTGATAATGCAGATCTTAATGTTTTTGTAGATGGGACACTCAAAACAATTACTAATCACTACACTGTTTCGGGTGGCGATGGTTCTACTGGTACTGTTTCTATTTCTGTCACAGGTATCACTGGTGGGTCTACTGTTGTTATTACCCGTGATATTGCCTTAGAGAGAACAACCGACTTTCCTGTTTCTGGTGCATTTAATATTGTAGCTTTGAATACAGAGTTAGATAGAATTGTTGGTATTGCTGCTGACCTCGAAGATAAAGCTAGTCGAGCTTTGCAACTTACAGATTTTGATGCTGCTGTGTCTCTTGTCCTCCCTACAGTAGACACTCGTAAAGGCAAGACTCTTGCTTTTAACGCATCGACTGGCGCGGTAGAAGCAGGACCGAGCATCTCTGATACTCAAGCTGTTTCTGCTGCGTCTGCTGACATAGCGTTACTTGCTGATATACAAGACGGAACTACAGCAACTAATGCGATAACTATTGCTGCAAGTAATAATGCGAACATTTCTACAGTTGCAGGAGTATCTGGAAATGTAACAACAGTAGCAGGAATTAGTGCAAACGTAACGACAGTAGCAGGTATAGCATCTAACGTTACTACAGTTGCAGGAGATACAACGCATGTACAAGCATTAGGTCCAATAAGTTCTAATATAACTACAGTTGCAGGAGCAGTTGCCAATGTAAACACAGTAGCTACAAATATTGCTAGTGTTAATTCTGTAGCAACAAACATTGCTAGTGTGGTTGCTGTTGCTTCTGACCTTGCTGAAACTGTATCTGAAATAGAAACTGTTGCTAATGATCTTGTTGAGTCAACTTCTGAGATTGATACTGTTGCAACTAATATTGCAAACGTAAATGCTGTTGGTAATAACATTGCTAACGTAAATACAGTAGCTTCTAACAACTCTAATATTAATGCTGTTGCAGCCGATGCAACCGATATTGGAACAGTTGCTACAAACATATCTAATGTCAATGCTGTTGGTGGTGTATCATCAAATGTAACTACTGTTGCAGGAATAGCTTCTGATGTTACTGCTGTTGCAAGTATACAAAGTAACATTGCTACTATTGCTCAATCAGCCGCTACAACAAATATTAATACAGTAGCTACAGATA